TTTGTCATTAATTTTAAAATATCGTCAATTGCATCACCTTCAGCACTGATGTTTACATTCATTCTTGCTTTGTCTTTAGGCTCTACAGGTGGCTGCATATCCGGTGCCATCATTGGCGGCATCTCGTTCATTCCACATTCTTCAGTGTTTTGATCTAACGGTGCTGCTTCTGTCTTTGCTGTATCAATTTCCTGCATCTTGGATAGTAGTTGATGAAAATCCATGTTAGTTACTCCCTACAGGACTTTTGACCCCTGCTTTGTCTTGTTTTAATTTTGGTGTATCTTGATAAACATCTGCTTTCAATTTATCATGACCTAGTTCTTTTTTTCTTTCTTTTGCTTCTTTAGAAAGTTCTTTTAAGAATCCTTTATTGAAGTCATCCCCGAAGTAATCCTTATGCTTTAATTTCATGCCATCTTTATATTCGTTGTCATGTAATAATGCACCTTCGTAATCTGCTTTGTTACCCATAGTAATTTGATCAATTTCTGTTGGACTTGCACTGTTTCTAACTTTATAGTAACCTGCTTCGCAACAACCCATTTCAAAAATTTCTTTTTCAATTTCTGATGTAGTAATTGGGTACTCAGTCATTACATCAAATGTATGTACTTCCATGTTTTTCAACGTTGGAAAATCATGTGGTACTTCTGTAACCGGAGTAGTTTTCATTTGTTCAAATTGCATAATGCCACGATTTTCAAGTCTTGCTTTTAAATCATTTGCAAAACTTTCTGGTAAATCGCCTGCAACTTTAACCTTAAAACTATAGGTTTTCTTTGATTCTGCTATATATTCTTTTAACGTCTTCATGTAAGTATTTATTCCTTTTCGCTTAATTTCTTAATTAATTCATTGCGATCAAGCATTACATAACCCTTTCCGTCAAGCACATCGTTAGGATCTTCAGGTGCATCTTGGTCCAATTTTAATTTTTTTAACTGTAAATCAACTGCTTTAAGTTTCTTATCTACTTTAGCAGTTTTAGCATCAATAGCGTTTTTTAGCATACTACTAGCAACTTCAAATATACGTCCACTATAACGTACTTCTACATTCATACCTAAATCCATTAAATCATCATATGCTTTTTCTGCTTTATCTGCAAGACTATCTAGATCTTTTTCTTCCATTTGATCTAATTCATGTATCTTAGGTAGATTACCTGTAATTTTACTTACTTCTTTATAACTGTCATCAATACTTTTAATTTGCTGCGGTGTTACTTCTACAGGTGCAGTTTGCTCCTGCTTTTCTAATGCAGTTTCTTTATCTTCCATGTTAAACAGTTCTTCTAGTTTCTTAGTCATAATAATACTTATCGTCTTTTCTGGCCTGTGTGAAAAATATCTTCTTCGTTTACGATACGAAATCTTACACGCTTTTGTTTACACCATGCTGATGCTGCTTCCCATTTTGCCATATTCTTAACATACTGTTCTTGATTGAATCTACTTTTTCCTACACTTTCACGCATGGTTTGATTTTTAGGTTTTACTTCAATTACTTCTGCTCTTTTCTTTCCGCCTTTTTCATTATACACAACAAAAAAGTCTGGAACATATATTGAATACTTTCCTGTAAAAGGATCTCTATAAGGAATTTTTATGCTTTCACTTGCCCATGTTTCTACACCTGGGTGTTCATCTAACATTCTCATAAAAACAAATTCCCAACTGCTACGAGCTAGAGGAGTTTTCGTCCCAACATACTTTGAGGGATTTTTCATTTCAAATCTGCCTTGAGCAAACTTAGGCATTATGGTACCACGTTACGTTGTTTTGTAATGTCTGCAGATGGCTGTCGATATCCTAGTGTAGATGTCGCCGGTCTATTATTATTTAATATCTCTGAAACTACACCGCTCAGTTCTAAACCTTCTAGTTTCTTCATATCATCTAGTATTGTAAAAATATTTACATTTTCTAATTTGGCTTGTTTAAGAATGCTCATCGAAATTGTTTGTGCTGCTTCTGTTCCAAAACCGTTTTTTTCGAAAAATCCTATTGTCGCATCAACTTCTGTAGCATTAAACTGTAAAGGTTCTACACCATATGTATCAAAAAATAATTTTGTTTTAGCAGCACTATCTGTTAAAGGTTTTGCTGGAAGATTTGTTTTAGCAGCCATTATGTTCCTCCTATCATTTTCTTCGGTGAACCTTTAGTAGTAGTATTACCTGGATCATTTCTTTTAAATATAGATCCTGCAACTCCACTTATTGTATTTGATATTGTTTGCGTTCCTACAGGACTTGTTAAAATATTAGTTGCTTCAGATAGTAAACCTGCTTTACTTAAACCTTTTGCACCTTTGTAAGTATTTGCTGCTTTAATTGCAGTGCTTAAAAAATTTCCTCCAGAGCTAAATGCTGTTCCATCTCCAATTGCACCAAACACAGATTCTAATCCATCTAATACTCCACCTTCTCCTAGAAGGTTTCCTGTTCCTCCGCCACCTATTTGTAAAGGACCTGGTGTGTTATCATAATGTAAAGTTGCAAATCCTTTTGGTGATCCCTGTGACACTGTACCTGCACTGTAAGTGACTGCTTCATATTGTAATGTCATTGTACTTTCTGCAGGTTCAGAAGTTGCAGCATAATCTCTGTTACCATGTTGCCAACTTTTGATTTTAGGATTTACTAAAGTATAACCTATAAATCTTCTTCGTCCCATTGTAAACAAAGTAACACTTTTAAATAATGGCGAACTTACATCGTTATCTAATCCATATCTAAATTTATCAAATTCACTACCTGTTGCTCTGTAAGGGTCTGTTTTATCTGAATATGCTGATGTTGGCAAACTTCTATCTTTTATATAGTAACCATAATAGATTGCCCATAATGCACTTATAACACCTTGATTATCATCATGGAAAGTAAAACTAACATCTTCGTAGTTGAAATTTTTATATACTATTTTTTTCCTATTATATTGATTATATGTTTCCGTCTCAAAATTAAATTTTGGCAAATCTGCAGTCTTAACTAAAAGTCCTGTTTCTTCTGCATGTTTTGCAGTAAAGTTAGGAGCCTTATGAGCACTTGCATCTAACTCTATTCTTAAATAATAATTAAATTTCGTCTTGGGGGCAAGACGCATATTGTCGTCAATGAATAGTCTAGTAGCATGTGTATAGTTTGCTACTCTACCTTTAGGATTTGTTACCCCTGTAAATACGTCTGTTAGAAATCTTGTGAACTTATTTGCCATACTAGTATTTAGCCATAAAAAAAGCCCGGAAAAAATCCGGGCTCTTTAAATTCAATACTAAAATTAGTATTAGCCTTGGTTTGAGCTGGAACCAGTAGTTGAACCACCAGTACCTGGGCCATCTGCTGCTGTTCTGCCAACATTTGCGCCAATACCAATACCAACGCTTTGTTCTCCTGCGCCCCACTGTACCATGTTATCAAAACGTATAGTCAATGCAACTTGCATTGGCTCGTTAGTACCGTAGTTTGCATCACCGTAGTCTACGTTAGTTAAGAAACAGCCATACATGTTAGAAGTTTCTAACACTTGTGCGCCGCCTTCTAGTCCGCCGTTACCACCGTCTAGTACTTCAATTTTGGATGTAAATTTGTAATCAATACCTGATCTTGCAGAAGCCTGTTCAACAAAGTCGAACTGTTTCTGAACCTGTTGACCAACTAGTCTTTGTACTTCGCCACTAGCGTCATCACGTAAGTTTAGTGTTAACGTTTCAAATGTATACTTACCTGCTAGGTATACTTTTGAGTTGTAAACGTCTAACGGCATTTCTTCAAAACCTACTTTAGGTCTTGACACATCAACTACTTGTTTAGTTAATTCAGTTGCAGCACTTACTCCAAATCCTAAAAGTGTCACTCTAAAGCGATACTTTAGTTTAGGCATCAAGAGCACTTGGTTGCCTGCGTCTGTCGGTACTGAAAAGTTATTTAATGATGTAATAGGCATGTCTTATATCTCCCCTGTGTTCTTGACACGCAACGGAATGTATATAAACTCAATAGCCTTAACAGGTTCAATAGCAATATCAACATAAAGTTCATTTCTATCTACCCTTGCTGGCGTATTGTTTGTTTCGTCACATACTACTGCGAAATCATAAATTGCTCTAAGACCAACTAGTTCAAGAAGTAAACTTTCAACTGCCTGTTTTACTTCGTCTCTAGTAATCTTATCATTTGGTTCAAAGATATACGGACGAGCCAATTTGTTAAGTTGACTACGTAAGTATACAACTAAACGTGCTACGTTAATTCTATCTAGTGCAGAAGCATTTCTTGCTCTAGTTTTCTGTCCGTAGTTTACTAATCCTACTCCATTAAAGAATGTAATTGGATTAACTTTTAGATCATATAATGTATCTCTTTGTCCTTCGTTAAGTGCAACTGTTTGGAACTCACCTGTCGCTGCATCAATAAATCCTACTGCTGTAGCATTTGAAATGCCGCCTCGTCTTGTTCCTGCAGGTGCAAACCATGGAAACGATACTTGGTCGCTTAGTGCAATAGTTCTCATCATCATATGTGATGCTGGAACAACTGCGTTTGAACCACCTAAGTCAGTTGTAAATCCATTTGGATAAAACGTTGCTAGGTATTCGTCATATGTTACTAAGCCTTCATCGCCATTGTCAGTTACTAAGGAAGCATTAGTTCCCCAGTTAGTCAATGTAGTTGCATCTGCTGCTAATCTAAGTGGTGTATCACCAATAACAAACGCTGTTAAGCCTCTGTCAATGTTTAGATTAACTAGGTTGCTCATTAATTCAGGATAACCAGGAGCAGTAATTATGTTGAAGTTACGTCTTTCTTCATCACGTACCTGGCTGCTTGTATCAACTGCACTCTTCATTCTTTGAACAACAACTTTACGTTGTGCCTTTCTTCCGAATGATCCCGAACCGTCTTCGTTGTTACCTGATTCAGTTACCCAACGGTCAGTTGCATAATCTGCCATCGCTTCGTCATTGTTAAAGCGTTGGTTATCTGCTGTAATATCAATGTAGTTGTTAGCATAACGTTTAACGTTACCGCCACTTCTACGTAAGTTCCATAACAGCATACCTTGTGGATATAATGCTGGGTCTGGAGCATCTGGATCTAAGAAATCAACTTTCATTAAATCTTTAATAGTTGCTGCTGTGTTACCAGTAGCGCCTGATGAACCAAAACGTGCATCGCCAAACAAAATACCATCTTCAGATGTTTGATCAGTTTTATCAACTAATACCCATCTTTCTGAAGCAGGACCTGATTGATCACTGTCATACTTGTAAATTGTTGGATAGTTTTCAATGTCTGCTGTTGAAATCCAAAGGTCTCCGTTTGTTGTAGTTCCAGCAATGTATGGATTAGAAGCACTTACAGTTGGAACGTAACCAACTCTATCGCTTGCTGCTTCCACATATGGACTTGTTGCACTTCTGTATCCAACCCATGTAGTACCATCATGTATCATAATGTCTACATCTGAAAATTCTGGATTGTACCAAAGTTGTCCGTCTGCTGGCTCTGCTTCTGGATTATCTGCACTAGCATAAAAATCACTTGATGAAAGTGGTTGCCAGTTTGAAGCAAGATATCTGTTTTCAGCAGTTGAATCATCTGCACCTGGTGCTAGTTGACCTTGTCCTGCTGTTAAAGAAGCGTCTGACAGGTTGTAGAAGTTAGCAGTACCTTCTGCTGTATCAATGTTATATGGTGTAAACAATGCACCAATAGCATCTCTTCCTACGTCACGCAGTCTAATTTCACCACCTGTTTTGTGTGAAATTGTAACTTCGTTATTTTCTGTTACACCTGCTTCAATGTTTGTAAATCCTGCTGCGTTAATTGCTGCTGCCATAACATTTGCATCTGAACTTGAACCCGAACTTGAAAATGTTACATTCACTGCTGCATTTAATGCTTCTTGTCCTTGAATTGATTCTTGGATTTCGAAAGTATAATCATCTGCTGTTAACTGTGATGCAACGACTGATGATGTAATTGTTGTTGCTCCTGTGTTTGCTCTGCGCCATACACGGAACACTGCTGTTGCAGGAGATGAATCATACATGCTGTGTTCAAATGCATTAGTTTGTACAAACAAACTATCTGTTGCAATGTTAACACCTGCACCGCTTCTATCTAATGAATAAATTGCTGAATGTCCACTAGCGTATAATGGAGCATCATATGATACCCAAGTAGTAGTTGCGTTATCCCATTTTGCTGCTCTCCATCTTGAACCGTTATTTGGCTCTGTAGTTTTAATCCATACAGATCCAGTTGGTCTAGCATCAGCATCACTTCCAGGAGTTCCTTTCCATTGTGGCACAAGTGTATGAGGTGCTTGGTAAAGCTCAGGGCCTTTGTAAGTTGCTGCTGAAATTTCTAATTCAGTTAAATCTGCAGTACCTGCCCCAATAATAATTGTATTAGCATTAGTATTAGAAGTTCCATCAGTGTAAATGTAAATCTTGTCGCTTACATTTTTTGCTGTAACACCTGTAATGCTTAATCCGTTAATTGTTGCAACAATATCATCAACAGTATCGCTTGAACCAATAGTAACTGTAGTACTATTAATTGTAAAATTACCTGCTGCTGCTGTAATTTTAGATCCTGTTAATTGTGCTGTAATAATTGTTGGAGTTTGTCCTCTCCATTCTTGAGAACCAACTAGTACCCAATCACCTGCTGCAACACCTGCTTGTGTGTTACCTGGTGATTTGTAATACATTCTTGCTGGATCTTTAGAAAAACTAAATGATCCTGTTGACGCAGTTCCTACTGTTTCAAATACAACTGCATAGTCGCCAATTGATCCTACTGAACCTAATGGTTGATTATTTGAAATTTTAGAAGCATCAGCGTCTGTAAGTACGATAGGAGTCTTAGCGGCAAATTTTTGTCCGCCTGTAGTGCTAATTGCAGCACTATTCCATTCTTGGATACCCCATGCTGTAGAGCCTGTATTAATCCACCAAGTTCCGTCCGGTGGGTTCGCTCCCGGAGCCTCTGCTGTTCCTTCTAGTTGACCTAGATCAACATCAGCTCTAGTTATGAATGCTGCGTTAGAAACACCTAATAAACTGTATGCTGCTAATAATCCGTATTCATTTAATTCGCTGCCGTGAATAGGTGTATTACTTGCTGTCTTTTCGAAGTTAGGTACTCCAAAAAGATCTACTAATTCTTTTTGACTTGTCACTTTAAATGCATTCCCTGCATTCGCCGCCGTAGTTGCTGAAGCAACGCCAGTGCCTGCGGCATTTGTTTTGTCTTGGGCCGTTGCTACTATAATAAGCGGAGTTGTTCCGGGTTCAGCCGGAGTATAAAAACTCTCATCTATTACACTAACTTCTACGCCGGGTGATGTAAGTGC